GCATTCTATACAAAAATAACAAAATACATAGTTTTTTTGGAAAAAATGACATAAAACAAAAAATAAATACAAAAAAGCAATAAAAAGCCTTAAAAACATTTAAAAAGTTTTAGGGGACATAAAAATCAAGGGTAAAGGAATGAATTAAATGAAGAATAATGAATTAAAGATAGAATATATACCTATTGATGAGTTAAAAGAGTACGAAAACAATGCCAAATTACACCCACAGGAACAAATAGAGCAGATAAAAAATAGTATAAAAGAATTTGGTATGAATGACCCAATAGGAATATGGAAGGACAATATAATCATAGAAGGTCATGGAAGATTAATGGCTTGTAAAGAATTAGGTATGACAGAAGTACCAATAATAAGACTTGATAACTTAACAGATGAACAAAGAAAAGCCTATACATTAGTTCATAACCAAACAACAATGAATACTGGCTTTGATTTAGATATATTACAAGAAGAACTTGCAAATATTGATTTAGATATGAGTGAATTTGGATTTGATATAGAACTTGATGATATAGAAGAACAAGAAATTGTAGAAGATGAAGTACCAGAAGTTGATGAAGAACCAAAAGCACAATATGGTGATATATACCAATTAGGAAATCACAGATTAATGTGTGGAGATAGTACAAGTGAAGAAGATGTATCAAAATTAATGAATGGTGTTAAGGCTGATATGGTGTTATCAGACCCACCTTATGGAATGAACCTTGATACAGACTTTAGCACAATAAAAGGTTCTATGAAGTCTTTAGGCAGAAAAAATCATACAGAGGGCAACAAGTACGAAAAAGTTATTGGAGATAATGAGGACTTTAAGCCCGAATTGATAACGACATTTTTTGCAAACTTTGATTATGTTAAAGAAATGTTTTTGTTTGGTGCTGATTATTTTGCAGAACTGTTGCCCGATAAAAACAAAGGCTCATGGCTTGTTTGGGATAAACGCAAGGAAAGCCAAGCAGATGCAATCGGTTCAGAGTTTGAATTGATATGGAGCAGAAATAAACATAAACGCAGAATGCTTCGACATGATTGGTTCGGCTTTTTATCAAGCGAGAACGGAGCAGATGCAAGAAATAGAGTGCATCCAACACAAAAGCCTGTAACCCTTCTCACAGACATTATCAATCAATGGGGGAAAGAAGCAAATGCGATTGTTGACCTATTCGGCGGTAGTGGTAGCACACTAATAGCCTGTGAACAGTTAAGCAGAAAATGCTATATGTGCGAACTTGACCCGCATTACATAGATGTGATAATAGACAGGTGGGAAACACTGACCGGGAAAAAGGCGGTGCTTTTGAGTGAAAAAAACTGAATGGAAAAACGTGATTGAAAGCGCAACAAAAGAGGCGGGCACATACCGTCCCTTTTTTGATTCCGTGATTGATACCCTAGCAGGCATCATGGAAACACGGGACAACGCTCAACAAAAGTTTGATGCCACTGGCGGAGAAACGATAGTCAAGCACACAAATAAGGGCGGAGCAACGAACATTGTAAAAAATCCCGCTTTGGTCGTCCTGATGGACTGTAACACTCAGGCACTTGCATACTGGCGCGACCTGGGATTGACGCCGGCAGGATATAAGCGACTGAATGCCGACGTTGTGAAAGACGAAAAGCAGGGAAGCCTTGAAGGGCTGTTGGAAAAGATGATGGAGGAATGAAAAGCTATAAAGATGTTGCTGACAGATTTGCGGATGAGTGTATAAGCGGCGAACACATTGTAGGAAAAGAGATCGTTGCCGCCTGTGAGCGGTACAAAAAGGATTTACAGCGGGAAGATATCGAACTAAGAACGCATGACCCGGATTTGGTAATAGGTATCATGCAGTCTACTTTGGTTCATGCGCAGGGCGAAGACCTGGAAGGCCAGCCGCTGTTAGGCAAGCCGTTTGTATTACAACCGTGGCAGGTTTTCGTTGTGTATAACCTACTGGGATTTTATTACACGGGAACGAACAACCGCCGATATAAAGAAGCATTTATCATGGTTGCCCGGAAGAACGGTAAAAGTTCTTTTGTGGCGGCTTTGGCGTGGGCGGTTTCGATACTCCAAAGAAAATCCGGCAGTAAATGCTATGTCGTTGCGGCGGCACTCAAACAGACGCTTGAGATTTTCCATTTTCTGACGTTTTCGATTAACTATCAGAAACTGGAAAAGCAGTTTGAAATTAAAGATAATTCTTTTGACCACTCGATTAAATATACTTTCCGCAAAGACGGCGTGCCGGATGGGTCGATTGAAATTATAGCGATGCCGTCTAACCCGGACAGCCAGGATTCGTTTAACTGCAACTTTGCAATCGCTGATGAGGTAGCGGCATACAAGAAACCGGCACAATACAATCGCTTCAAAGAGGCACAGAGAGCATACACCAACAAGCTAATGATAGGCATTACAACGGCGGGTGATAACATCAACTCTTTCGGCTACAACCGCATGGAGTACGCTGTTAAGGTTGCCACTGGTCTTGTTGATGACGATGCTCTTTTTTCGTTTGTGGCCCGCGCGGATCAAGATGAAAACGGTGACGTGGATTACACGAACCCGGTACAGCATCAGAAAGCAAATCTTTCCTACGGCGTAACGATCCGTCCGCAGGACATGATAAACGATGCGCTCCAGGCCCAGAACGACCCGCAGCAAAGGAAAGATTTCTTAAGCCGCCAGTTAAACATTTATACTGCTGCAATGAAGGCGTGGTTTGATATTGAGGAATTCAAACGTTCAGACGAACAGTATAACTGGACGCTTGAGCAGCTGGCGAAACTGAAAATTGACTGGTACGGCGGCGCAGACCTGTCGAGGATGTATGACCTTACAGCGGCGGCGTTATACGGTCAGTACAACGGCGTTGACATCATTATCACACACGGCTTTTTCCCGATTACGATGGCGGCAAGGAAAGCAGACGAGGATAACATACCGTTGTTCGGATGGGCTGATGATGGATGGTTGACCATGTGCAATTCTCCAACAGTCAACATTGGCGATGTGGTCAACTGGTTTGTGGATATGCGGAAAAGAGGTTTCCGCATAAAGCTGGTCGGTCATGACCGTAAATTTGCGGGTGAAGAATATTTCCCGACCATGCGGCAGGCCGGTTTTAATATCCGTGATATACCGCAGTACTTTTACATTAAAAGCAGTGGTTTTAGACATATCGAGAAAGCGGCGAAAGACGGCAGACTTTATTATCTGCATTCTGACGCTTACGAATATTGCGTATCAAATGTAAGCGCAGTTGAGAAAACAGACGACGCTGTACAGTACGAAAAGATACAGCCGAAACTAAGAATAGATCTATTTGACGCTTCCGTGTTTGCCTGCGTTGCGATGATGGACGCAGCCGAAAAGAGCAGGAAGGCGGCGAGATGGTGGAGCGATGAGTAAGAGAAGGAAAAGACCAATTGAAAAGAGGGGTGAAACACTGTCACTGAAGAATGACAGCCAGACTCTTGCGTTGTGGTTAAGTGACGGCGGCATTGACTGCCCCGGCTACACGTCTTTAGATAAAAACCCCGAAATCATGACCGCTTGCCGCAAGATTGCGCAACTTATCGGATCAATCACAATCCATCTGATGAGCAACACAGCGGACGGCGATGTAAGAATCGTAAATGAGTTATCCAGGGCGATCGATATAGATCCGATGCCGACAATGACAAGAAGCACATGGATGGAAGCCATTGTCATGAATTTGCTTTTGTACGGCAAAGGGAATTCAATCGTTGTTCCGCATACATGGAACGGATACCTTCAGAGCCTTGAACCGATATCGGCGGAACGGATCGCGTTCAACCCTGTAGGATACCGTGATTACAAAGTTGCCATTGACGGCAAAGAGCGCAACCCAGACAGCCTGCTGCATTTTGTCTACAACCCAGATAAGACATACCTTTGGAAAGGGCAGGGCGTGCATGTTTCGCTCCGTGACATTGCCAACAACTTAAAGCAGGCAACCGAGACGGAAAAAGCGTTCATGAAGTCGGAATACAAACCAAGCATTATCGTAAAAGTTGATGCTTTGGTAGATGAGTTTTCAAGCCCGGCAGGGCGGCAGAAACTGATTGACAGCTACGTTAAACCGCAGACACCGGGCCAGCCGTGGATTATTCCGGCAGAACAGTTTTCCGTGGAACAGGTCAAACCGTTAACACTTGCGGATTTGGCAATCAGCGACACAGTGCAGCTTGATAAACGCATGGTGGCGGCAATTTTCGGCGTTCCGGCATTCCTGCTGGGTGTGGGCGAATACAATAAGGATGAATGGAATACTTTCATCCAGTCAACAGTAATGTCGCTCTGTAAATCCATAGCGGCAGAGATGACAAAGAAGCTGATACTTAATCCGGCGTGGTATCTGTCGTTTAACGTCTGGTCACTGATGGACTACGACATAAAAACGGTATCGGATGTTTTGTTGTCGGGTGCTGACCGTGGTTATATCTGCGGCGATGAGTGGCGCACAAGACTGAACCTTTCACCGGTCGGTCTTAAAGAATACAAAGTATTAGAAAATTACATTCCTTACGACATGAGCGGCAATCAGAAAAAACTGGTGAAAAATGAGTAATCTTTTATGTCCGCTTGCCTATCGGAGAGACGGGCCGACGAAACCAATCATTTGCAAAGTCAGCGGTATTTTATGTGCACATCAGTTTTGGTGTGACATATCCGTTGAGTTTAAGCACCATCCAGAGGCGAAGACTTGCCCCGGACAGGAGGAAAACCATGGAAAAGAGACAGGTCAGGTCAATTCCGACCAAATTTGAAACGAGGGAAGACGGCGAAAACCTTTCAATCGAAGGGTATTTCGCCGTTTTTAATAGCAACTATGAAATTGCACCCGGCATGAGCGAAAGCATTGCACCCGGTGCTTTTTCGAAAACAATTTCTGGTGATATCAGGGCATTGATCAACCATGATACTACGCTGGTACTGGGCCGGACTAAGGCGGGTACTTTGGAACTGCGTGAAGATGCGCACGGTCTTTGGGGGCACATCGATATCAATCCGAAAGATATTGATGCAATGAACCTTTATGAACGTGTGAAACGCGGGGACGTAGACCAGTGCAGCTTCGGCTTTGACCTTCGTTCACAGGATACCGACATTCTGGAGAACGGCGATATACATTGGACGATCACAGACCTTGATTTGTGGGAAGTCTCATGTTGTACTTTCCCGGCATACGAATCAACCAACATATCCGCGCGCACGGCGGAGCGTGACGAGATCAATGCACGCAAAGCACAGGCATGGCGTGAGCGGATGAAAGGAGTGTTAAAAAATGGCATTAAAAGCATTGATGCTCAGAAAGAAACTGACTGATGCCAATAAATCCCTTGAGGCACTGCGCCAGAAGGATGCCGAACTTGAAAAGAGAGAGGCAGAACTGACACAGAGCATTGAGGAAGCGCAGACAGACGAAGAACGTTCGGCAGTCGAGGAAGCTGTAAACGCTTTTGACGCTGACAAGACAGCGCACGAAGAAGCAAAAGGAAATCTGGAAAGACAGATTGAGGAACTGGAAAAGGATCTGAAAACTGAAGAGGAAAAGCAGAACACAGATCCGGCAGAACCGACCGCAGAGCCGGTCAGAGAGGAAGGCAGAGCAATGGCTACTAAATATGAAGTCCGTGATAAGATCGCGGCACTCTGTGAAAGAGAAGATGTAAAGGCAATGGCGGCGCAGGTGCGCACGGCCATCAAGGAAAAGAGAGCGATCACAAACGCCGGTCTCCTTATCCCGCGTGTACTCCTTGGATATCTCCGCGAAAACATCATGGAATACTCCAAGCTGTATAAGCATGTTTTCGTCCGTTCCGTACCGGGGCAGGGCCGCATGGTCATCCAGGGCGCAATCCCGGAAGCCGTCTGGACTGAGATGTGCGCAACACTCAATGAGCTGGATCTGACATTCTCCAATATCGAAGTTGATGGCTATAAGGTCGGCGGCTATTTCCGTATTTGCAACGCCCTGCTTGAGGACAGCGACATTGACCTTGTAGCAGACCTTACACAGACGCTTGGACAGGCTATCGGCCTTGCGCTGGATAAAGCTATCCTTTACGGAACCGGTACGAAGATGCCGACCGGTATCATGACCGGCATTAAGGCCGCTAACATCGTTTCGCATGCCGCATCTGTCAAAGATACAGACCTGTTCAAGGCCCTGATCGGTGACAGCGGACTGGCAAAGGGCAAATACAGCCGTGGTTCCAAAGTATGGGTCATGAATGAGACTACTTACACCACACTGATTGCGAACAGTCTTGCTGTTGACGCTTCCGGTGCTATCGTTGCGGGAGTCAATGGAACCATGCCGGTTATCGGCGGCGTGATCGAGGTTCTGAACTTCGTGCCGGACAACACCATTATCGGCGGTTACTTTGACCTGTATCTGCTTGCAGAGAGAGCCGGAACATCTATCAACACTTCCGAGCATGCTTTCTGGATCGAGGATCAGACCGGATTTAAGGGTACTGCAAGATATGACGGCAAGGTACTTGTAAATGATGCGTTTGTGGCGATCGGTATCAACGGTGTAACTCCGTCTGCAGCTGCAGTCACCTTTGCGGCAGACGCAGCCAACACGCCCGCCTCCAACACGAACAACAACGAGTCGGGGGAATCATAACCGACTCGAACACGCCTGACACTGTCAATCTCTTGGGGATGACAAAGGCACAGCTTTTAAGCTATGCAGAGGAACAGGGGGTTGACGGTGTTTCCAGTCGGATGACAAAAGCAGGCATCATTGAGGCGATAGAGGGGGCATAAGCATGACAGACGCTGAAATCCTTGCAACAACGAAATACAATTTGGCTATTGCGGGGGATGCGTGGGACAGTTACTTAGCAACCCTCATTGAGGTAGCAAAGAAATCAATCAAAACCGAGGGCATAACGTTAAACCTTGACGAAATAGATGATTGCAACCTTGTAGTCATGTACGCCGCTTATCTGTACCGCAAGAGGGCAGAAAGCAGTGTACAGGGTAATCTGTCATGGGTTGCGGGTATGCCCCGAATGCTGCGCTATGCACTGAACAACCGCTTGCTTGCTGAGAAAATGAACGGGGGCACGTAATGCTTTTTGAAGGGACGCTAAAACTGTGTGAACTGAGGAACACAGCAGAGCCGGGCGAAATGCCCGTGGAAAAGCTGGTCATACTGTCGTATCACTACTACGGCGATAGAGTAGTAGGTTACAACCGGCAGTATGCCGCAATGGGCGTATCTCAGCAGGTCGACAGGCTTGTGAGGATATGGCGGGACGAAAACGTTTCTGTTAAGCAGTATGCGCTCCTTGATGACGGCAACCAGTACCGCATTGATATGGTGCAGCAGCTGACTGACGAAGACGGTCTGAAGGTCACGGATCTGACGCTTTACAGACTTGACCAGAACTTTGATGTAGAGGGGGCAGAGACATGACGCTACAGGAAAAGCTAAAGTGGTTCGGTTCCGGCCTTGCGGCTATCTGTTCAAAAACATACCACTACACCAGAGGGAAAAACGCCGCTGCGCCTTTTGCTGTTTGGGCAGAGGACAGCGAGACGGACAGCTTCGAAGCGGACAGCCGGAAAGCGGAACAGATGATAAGCGGGTCAATCAGTTACTTCACCAAACAGGAATTCGACCCGGTTTGTGATGATATACAGTCCTTCCTTAACCGGTCGGCAGCGTACTGGTATCTGTCCGCTGTCAACTATGAGCCGGAAACGGGCTTAATACATTATGAATGGCGGTGGGACGTAGATGGCAACAAGGCTAACAGTTAAAGGACTTGAGGAATTCATAAGCAAGCTGGAAGAACTGGGAAGTAAAGGGAATGAAATGGCACGCCGCTCACTTTATGAAGGGGCGGGCGTAATGGCTGACAGAATAAAATCATCCATTAACGGGATACCGACAAGACCAGAGGAAAGCAACCCAAAAAGCACAGGCATGCAGTCGGGAATTACTCCGACACAAAAACAGGGGCTTGTTGATGGTTTTGGTATTTCCCGCATGAGGAATGTAGGCGGCGGCGTAAATGTAAAAATTGGTTTCGGTGGTGTAAACGGTGACGGACGTTCTAATGCTTCCGTGGCAGATGCAGCCGAATCCGGGCGCAGTTGGATACAGCCAACACACTTTTTTTCCCAGGCGGTAAACGGGAGCACAGGCGCAGCGCAAAGCGCAATGGAACAGGAGTTTGATAGACAGGTTCGGCAGATTATGCCGTAATGGAGGTATAAAAAATGGCATTTGGTAGAGTTAGGGTAGGATTTTCACTCCCGTACGTAGCTACGTACGCAAACACTAATGGCACTGTGACTTACACAGGCGGTATGAGACTGGCGCGTGGCGTCAATGTCTCCATGAGCCCGGAATATTCCGACAACACAGATTTTTATGCTGACAACTCCGTACAGGAGTCTGAGGCGGGAACGTTTACTGGTGGCACTTGCACGCTGACATGCGATGATCCGCTTGCAGCTGCTAAGGCACTGATCGAGGGCACACCCGCCGCTGATACGGATGGCTGGGTTAAACACGGAGACGGAGCAAACAAGCCGTATGTCGGTCTTGGGTGGATTGTTGAGTATGTTTCCGGCGGAGTCCATTCCTGGGTTCCGACTGTCGCGCGCAAGGCAAAGCTTGCAAGCATCGACGATGAGGCGGCAACACGCGAGGACGGCGTAGAGTATCAGACGAGCGCAATGGAATTTGACATCTATCGTGATGACACAACGACTCATGACTGGAAGTGGGTCAATGAGGCAGGCTTTGAGACAGAGGCAGCTGCAGAAGCGGCACTCAAGACCGCTCTTGGAATCACAACCTGAGACATACAGATCTATTAACTGCCGGTGTGAGGTGGCGAGCCTCAGCCGGCAGCATTTTTTAAAGGGAGGACAGCATGATAGTAAACGGCAGAGAGGTTGGATTTGCCTACAATATGCGGGCAGCAAAAATGATCGTTGATATTGCACCGGAAAGAGATCTTTCGAGACTCGGGGAGTCGCTGAACGGCACATGGGGAAATGTGATTGAGAATCAGGCTCGTTTTATCATCGCAATGTCGACGGCGTATTGCATGAGCTCTGATCATCGCGCGGAAGAAGCACGGCCGATCACTATGGACGAGCTGATGGATCTGGACCAGGATACGTTCCTTGCCCTGGTCACTGAGGCAATGCAGGCCATGCAGGCAGGTAATGAAACGCACGTACGCACGAAGCCCGCTCCAAGAAAAAAGGCAGGCACTCAGCCCGAAAATCAGTCCTGACGGTTGAGTGGCTTTTGTGGTATGGACTGCGGTTTGGCATGACAAGAGCGGACGTTTTAGACACTCCCGTTGGGGAGATGCTCGATATGTTGTCATGCTATTACATCTCGAACGGTTACGCGATAGAGATACATCCGCGCAGGGTGATGGATTATGACGAGGCAATAGCACTGAGGTGATTTTTTATGGCGGCAAATGTAAGCGTTAAACTGGGAATAGATGGCGCAGAAGAATACAATCAGAAGATTAAAAGCATAACTGCGCAGACCAAAGATCTAAATTCACAGCTTAAAGCGGGCGCAACAGAATTTGACAAGTACGGCAGAGCGCAGGCCACAAACCGCCAGAAGGTTGAGGCACTGACACAGAAAATCACGCTCCAGAAACAGGCGATTTCCGAATCCGAAACCATGCTTGAAAGGATCAAAGACAAGTACGGAGAGGATTCGACACAGGCGCACGAGTTTTCGCAAAAGGTCAACAACCTGACAACCGAACTAAACCGGATGAATCAGGAATTGAAGGAAGCCGGTGGCACTCCGTTCGGTGCAACGCTCAAAGACGTTGGCGGCAAAATGCAGAAGATCGGCGAGGTCGGGGAGAAGATAGGCAAAGGCTTGACAACCTATGTCACGGCTCCCTTGGTGGGCGTTGGTACAATGGCGGTCGCTTCGTTCGCGGAAGTCGACAAAACCATGGCATTAACAAACAAGACCATGAACAATACGTCGGAAGAGGCGGAACTGCTTAATCAGGCGATGAAGAACGCCGCTGCAAACAGCACGTTCGGCATGAAGGACGCGGCAGGGGCAACGCTGAATTTTGCGCGCGCGGGTCTTGACGCGCAACAGGCAGCGGCGGCATTGGCCCCGGCGATGAACCTTGCGGCAGGCGAAGGCGGCAATCTTGACACGGTTTCTGCGGGCCTTGTCGGAACAATCAATGGTTTCGGCGACAGCTTCGAAAGCACAAGCCATTACGCAGACGTATTTGCGGCGGCATGTAACAATTCCGCCCTTGACGTTGACGGTCTTTCCGGTGCTATGTCCGTTGCGGCTCCCATCTTTTCCGCGGCAGGCTACAAAGTAGAGGATGCCGCTACGTATATGGGCGTCATGGCGAACAATGGTATTGATGCCAGTGTAGCGGCTAACAGCTTGAAAACCGGCTTTGCCCGTCTGATTTCTCCCGCCAAAGACGGCGCGGAGATGATGGAACAGCTAGGCATTTCCGTCACAAACGCGGACGGCTCCATGAAAGACTCTGTGACCATACAGAGGGAACTGCATGATGCGTTCGCGGGATTGTCAGAGTCCGAACAGATCGCGGCGGCTAGTGCGATTTTTGGTAAGAACCAAATGGCCCCGTGGCTTGCGTTGATCAATACGGCCCCGGACGAAGTAAACAGCCTGAGCGAGTCCATCCAGGGCGCGAGCATGACGATGGACAGCTTCACGGAACAGGTCACTGCCGCTGGCGGCGACGTCGACGGAATGAAAGACAGGCTGTCAACTCTCGGAATTACCGCTGACGATTTCGAATCGGCTCTTAATACTTGCGGCGGAAGTGCTGAGACGTTTGCGGAAATGCTCCTTGAAAGCACCAATGACGGCACAACGTACGATGACGTTATAAACGCCATCGGCATGGATCTCGGTGACCTGCAGGGCGCGATGGACAACACAACCGGCACGACCGAAGATATGGCGGATGCCATGATGAGCGGTTTCGGCGGTTCCATCGAACAGCTTAAGTCGTCTGTTGATGTACTGGTTACTTCCCTAGGCGAAGCACTGGCTCCGACAATCCAAAAGGTTGTCAACTTTGTACAGGGCTTGACCAACAAATTTAATCGGTTAACTCCGGCGCAGCAGAAACTGATTGCGAAAATCGGGATGTTTGCGGCGGCGGCAGGGCCTGTGATTTTAGTCCTTTCCAAAATAACAAGCGGCGTTGGCGGATTGCTCGTACGGCTCCCCGCCATGATTCCTGTGATTTCAAAAGTTGTCGCGGCGGTCACTGGCCCGGTCGGGATTGTTGTTGCGGCTATTGCGGGCATTTCGGCGGTGCTTGTGACGCTATGGAACACAAACGAGGATTTCCGCAACGCGGTTATAAATATCTGGAACGGAATCAAAGATTTTGCTCTTGGAATCTGGGAAGGCATCAAGGGCGTTTTCAGTGGTGAGATATCTGTCGGAGAGGTCGCGACGGCGGCTTGGGATGGCATCAAAGATATCGCTTCGGGCATCTGGTCATCAGTTACCGGATTTTTCGGAAGCATTATCACAGTTCCGCCCATCGTTTCAGATGCATGGAACGCGATCACATCAACGGCTTCCGGGATTTGGGAGTCAGTAAAAGGTTTCTTTAACGGCGATATTTCGGTTAAGGAAATTGCGACCACTGCATGGGAGAACGCAAAAGCCGCTGCATCTGGTGCGTGGACATCAATAAAGGGATTTTTTGAAGGTGTAGCACCCACCGTAAAAGAGATTGCTACGACGGCATGGGATAACGCCAAGACTGCCGCTAGTGGTGCGTGGGATGCGATCAAAGGTTTCTTTGAGGGAACAGCTCCTACGGTGGCGGAAATCGCAACAACCGCATGGGACAATGCTAAAACGGCAGCTTCCGGGGCATGGGATGCTATTAAGGGATTTTTCGAAGGCACTGCGCCGACAGTGGCGGAGATAGCGACTACTGCGTGGGATAATGCGCAGACGTATGCATCCAACGCATGGACGGCAATCAAAGGCTTTTTCGAGGGTGCAGCACCCACAGTTAAATCTATCGCTATTACAGCATGGACGAATGCGCAGACAGCGGCTAAGACAGCGTGGGATGCTATTAAGGGCTTCTTCAGTGGCGCAGCTCCGGTTGTGGCGGAAATAGCAACTACAGCCTGGGATAATGCAAAGGCTGCTGCAGAGGGCGCATGGAACAATATCAAAGGCGCATTTGAAGGTGCGGCTCCGGTCGTTAAATCCATCGCGATCACCGCATGGACAAATGCCCAGTCACACGCAAAAACAGCATGGAACGCAATCAAAGGGGCATTCGAGGGCGCGGCTCCGGTCGTAAAGGAAATTGCAACGACGGCATGGGATACAGCGAAGACCGTAGGGACAGGCGCATGGGATGCGATCAAAACGGCATTTGAAGGAGCTGCCCCCGTTGTCAAAGAGATTGCTACGACAGCATGGGACAACGCATCTACAGCGGCTCAAACTGTATGGGACGGAATAACAGCTATCTTCAGTGGTGACTTCCCGTTCCCGGATGTAGGTAAACTTGCATCCGATGCGTTCGAGGCTGTCAAGACAGCGGCGCAGGGCGCATGGGACTGGATCTGCGGACTGTTCGGCGGAGGAAACAAAGACAAAGAGCTCAAGACGGGCGAAGTCGACATCAGCACCGTCACAGGGGCAACTGAGGATATGGCAACAGCATTCTCGGAAGCTAAGCTGGTCATTTCGGCGGTCGATACTACTGCACTCATTACGGCTAACAGCGCAGTCGCTACGGCGGTCCAGAACATGGAGAATTATTTCTCCAACAGCAAGCCAGCATTTCCGGGAGTCAACATGGATACCGTCAGAATGGCTATGACTGCAGTCTCAACGGCATGCCAGAACATGGTCAAGAGTTTTTCTGACATGAAACCGAAAATCCCGGGCGTCAATATGGACACTGTCCGTATGGCTATGACTGCAGTAACGACAGCATGCAATAACATGATCAAATCGTTCGACAGCATGAAGCCGAAAATCCCGACAGTCAATACTGATACAGTCAAATTTGCAATGAACATAGCGGAAGCAGGATGCAAGGCCATTCTGAAGTCCTTCAGCGACATGAAACCGGTCATTCCGAAAGTCAATGAAACATCGGTTGACACAGCGGAGAAAAACACCAGTACGGCGGCGAAGAACATGGCTAATGCCATTAACACAATGAAGCTGAAGATCCCGGATGTCGGAACCAGCGCGCTGAACAGTGCATACAGCACCGTACGGAGCAAGGTATCGGAAATCAAGAGCCTCATGAACTTCTCTTGGAGGCTTCCGTCTATCCGGGTTCCGGCACTGCCGCATATTTCTCCGTCCTTCACGGGCGCGACCAGCCCGGACGGAAAGGTCACGGCATACGGAGTCAACTACCATACTTCGTGGTACGACAAAGGCGGCGTTTTCTACGACCCCGCAATTATCGGTATTGCCGAGAAACGTCCCGAGTTCGTCGGCGCGCTGGATGACCTCAAAGACGTTGTAAGATCAGCGATGAGCGAGGGCGGCGGCAGGACGTTTGTACAGAACAACTATTCACCGAAGGCTCTGAGCAGACTTGAGATCTACAGACAGACGAAAAACTTTGCCAGCTTTGCGTTGTTGGGGTGATATATGTACACAGTTAAAATACAGACCAGTACGGGGGATACAATACAGCTGTATCCCTCAAGCGATTATATGCTTAACAGCATAACGGGCATTACTCCGGCAGATGCCACTATTAACGTTTCCGAGATGGCGGCGCAGGACGGGGCGGTTTTTAACTCCAGTAAGGTGTTACCGAGAAACCTTGTTATCACGTTTGATATCCGTGGAAGGGATGAAAACGTACGGCGCAGGCGTGTAAATATGTATCGGTATCTTAAGACAAAAAGCCGTGTACGGGTGTACATTGCAACAGATCAGCGGGACGCATACACGGATGGTTACATTGAGCGGTTAGACGATGGCGGTTCCATCTTTTTGGATCGGGAGCGTTTGCAGCTGTCAATCATCTGCCCTGACCCGTTTTTCCGAGACAACGCCACAGGGGAGCAGACGGTCAGTTTTTCGGCAATCACTCCGCTGTTTAATTTCCCGTTTCACATTGTCACGCCTATTCCTTTTTCGCAGAGGGATGACGTTTACATCAAAGAAATCGAGAATAATGGGGACGTGGCTTGCGGTGCTGTCCTGAGAGTTGCGGCGAATGCTGAGGTTGTTAATCCGTGGTTTTACAACGAAACAACAGGCCAGCGGATGACGTTCGAGTTGACGCTTGCTTCCGGCGATGAACTGACGATATCAACCGTACAGGGACACAAAAGCGCAATACTCAGACGTAACGGCGAAGAAACAAACGTTATCAACGCACTGTCGCACAATTCAAAATGGCTCACACTGGAGCCGGGGGCGAACACATTTTACTACAACGCTGAGAGCGGGGCGGTAAATATGCAGCTGTCATTTACCTACAATATTCTGTTTGAGGGCTTATAAATGAATATCTACGTAATGAATGCGGCCCTTGAACGTATCGGGGTCATAGATGCATACCGCTCCATCATATGGACACGGCGGTATTATGAGCCGGGAGACTTTGAACTATGGATTGATGCCACAGCGGACAATTTGGATCTGAGCCAAAACGGGCGTTTCCTGTACCGTGACGGAGATTACAGCGAAGGCGTTCTAAAGTCTGTAATGATCATTGAGACGAAACAGATGCACACATCCGTTGAGGAAGGAAACACAATATTGCTTTCCGGCAGGGATTTAAAAGCCCTGTTACATCAGCGCATCATTTGGAAACAGTCTATCTTTTCCGGGACGGTTGAGGAAAACGTGCGCAAGGCGATAACCGATAATATCATTTCGCCGTCTATCGCTGACAGGGCAATCAGTAATTTCACGTTGGGCGATGCCTTGGGCGGTACGGCAACGGTTAAAGCGCAGGCATGCGGCGAGAACCTGGGTGAATGGGTTTCGGAGCAGCTGATGGCGTACGAACTTGGGTATGATGTGACGGTCAGCAACGGGAATTTCGTTTTTGCGCTTTACAAAGGTGCTGACCGCTCATTTGCGCAGAGTGAAAATCCATATGTTATCTTTTCGCCGGATTATGAAAACCTGTTATCAACGGAATATATAGTAAGTATGGCTGAGTATAAAAACGTTGCACTGGTTGCCGGAGAGGGCGAAGGAACCGCAAAGAAAACGGCGGTTGCCGGTTCGGGCGTTGGTCTTGACCGTTACGAAACCTACGTCAGCGCAAGCGGGCTGTCAACAGATGCGGAAGGCGGCACGATATCACAGGCTGATTACAATGCGCAGCTCATATCAGCGGGCATGGATGACCTTGTAACGCATCCCGCAGAAAAGATGTTCACGGGAGAGATACAGCCGGGAATAAACTTTGTTTACGGCGTTGATTATTTCTTGGGCGATAAGGTCGAGATTTACAACGAATTCGGCATACAAGCATCATCCCGAATTATTGAAATCATAGACTCAGAGGATGAGACCGGGCGCACGGTCATACCTACTTTTAATGATGGAGGTGCTTAAATGGCGTTAACTTTTGGCTTTTTCGATGCCGCTTATGATTCGAGTACGGACACGTACGACAGGACATATTCGGCCGAACAGATGTCATTATATTTTAAAGGTCTTGTCTCTGACGGAGTGATTGCAAATGTCGGAAATATGCTGGCGGTTTCTCCCCGCTCCGGCATGAGCGTACAGGTTGGGACGGGACGCATGCTTATCGATTCCCGGTGGCTCCAGAATGATGCGGCGTATAACGTGACCCTGCAGACGGCGCACGCCACACTCAACAGAAAAGATATTATCGTTGCACGGCTTGATTATAGCGGAAGGGCAATCGGGATCATTGCAAAAACCGGCACGGCGGCGGCTTCTCCTGCGGCTCCTGGTATCGTTCGCAACGGCGAATATTTCGAAATGGAATTAGCGGAAATTTACGTAAGCGCGGGTGCAACGGCTATCACTGCCGCAAATATCACGGACAAGAGAGCAAACACAAGTGTATGCGGATATGTGACCGGGCTTGTTGATCAGATCGAGACTTCCGGCATGTGGGCGCAGCTGCAAGATAATTTCGAAACGTGGTTTGAAGGCATCCGCGGACAGCTTGACGGAGACACAGCCGGAAATCTCCAAAATCAGATAAACACGATTACGGGGAATGTTTCAAACAATACGTCAAACATTGCAGCAAACACGGCGAACATATCAAATAATACAGCTGCAATTAACACCCTGACCGGATCAACCACTCTTTCCGGCGTTGATTTAAACACATTAACAACAACAGGAACTTATAGGATCGATTATAATTCGGCTAATAAAAATTTGCCGTCAGCTGGAATCCGTGGCGTACTACAAGTTATTGCAGCTGAAGGCTATATAATCCAGCGATATACTGAATTTGGCGGTTACGATAACGGCAATGTATATCAAAGGATAAACAGTGGTCAAAACTGGCTGAATTGGCGCAGGTTTGCAAAGGCAGGTGAGTGATAAATGGTTGAATTTTATGTAGAGCCAAACACAACTACAATCCCATTAGGGCGGCAAGGCGAAAATCTTGCGAGAACGATCTATTTTGAACTTTCCGAATTGATCAGCAATTACGGAGAGGGAACAGCAACGCTTGTATATCTTAGGAGCAGGGACAGTGCACCGTATGTTTGCGATACCACGCAGAGCGGCAGTATGCTGTCATGGACTCCGACCGATACCGATACGGCTTATGCGGGAGCAGGTAAATGTGAACTGCGGTGGGTTGTCGGAGAGACACTGGCTAAGTCCATCGTGTACAGGACGTCCGTGACGGAAAGTATTACAGGTGACAGCACCGTTCCGAGCGAATATGAGTCGTGGTACGAGGCTCTGCTTGAGCATATCAGCGAGTATGAAATCGCATCCGATCAGATAGCAGCGAATACTTCTCAGATAGCAGCGAATACTTCTGATATCGCTGTTCTTGATGGGCGCATGGATGAGTTTACTACACTCACTGACGGTTCAACAACCGGAGACGCAGAGTTGGCAGACATACGTGTAGGGTATGATGGGACGGTTTATAGTAATGCAGGCGGAGCTGTCAGAACACAGATTGCTGATGTAAAGAGCGCATTTGCACTGTTCCAAGAGAACATCCCCGGCACCGTGCAGACCATTGCCTTTGATTCTGCCGGGAACATCCAGAGCGTTACCCACAAGGAAAATAACGTGGTTGTGCGGACGGATGTATTCACTTTTGCGGCTTCTACCATCACGGAGGTTCGAACGCTGGCATCCGGCGAAAGCTTGACTATCGTTACCAATACAGACACGCTTGAGACTACTACGACACATGCAGCGGCATAAGGGAGGAAAGAAAAATGGGAGTTTCTATCTGGGAAGGCGGCAAGGCTGAAAGAGTTGCATCTGCACTCGAAGTCATTGCCGTAGCAAATGCAAAGAATATCGACCTCACGAACATGCGCGAGGTGCAGGAGATCGTCAAGGCCGGGAAAGCACCTGAGTTTTTCAGCATTGGCGATCAGATCGACGTTGAGTGGAAGCCCGACAATGCATCTGACACGACCTATCACATTCCGTTCGATGTGGTCGCTTTCCTTCCCGCGACTGATGCACAGGGCAATATCCACGAAAATGCAATGTGGCTCCAGTCTCACTACGCACTGCTTGGTGTGCAGTTCTCTGGCAACAATGCTTTCTATGTACCGACTGCTGAACTTCCTGCCGGAACGTATCATTTCAGCATCGCGGACAACTGGGGCAGTCACTGCGTTGCAGGAAAATCCTACCAGTTCACTCTGACACAGGCTGTCCCGGCTGGCGGCCAGCTTGTCCTTGGCACTGCATCGTCTAACACCTCTGGTCTGCCTGACACGGCTCCTGCAAACTGGCGCGTCCGCACGTTTACAAGCGGTTTGCAGGACACTCCGACCGAGATTGTGGCACTCACCGAAGGCACTGATGGTACTGATCTGGGTGCGCTGTCCTCTAGCACCAAATATTCAGAGAGCGGCATCAACAATATGCAGAGAGCTGCATATGGCTATAACCGCTACAGCCATAGCGCGATCCGCCAGTGGCTTAACAGTGCTGGCGGAAAGGGCGAATGGTGGGAACAGAAAAACCCGTTCGATCATCGCCCTGATCAGCTTGCAACGGAACAGGGCTTTATGGCAGGACTGCCGTCTGATTTCCTTTCGATTATCAAGCCTGTCAAACTGGTAACCGCGCTCAATACGGTTTCTGACAGTGAGATCGGCGCATCTGAGGAAACGACGGATAAGTTCTTCCTGCCGTCTCTGGAGCAGGAATACATCATGCCTCAGGCCAATGGCGAAGGCGCGTATTGGCAGTATTGGAAAGACAGGCTTGGTCTTTCTTCTCCGCAGATTCAGGGTGGTAATGGCGCGAATGCCCATCATATTCGTTACGCCTATGAAAATCATACCTTTGCCCAGTATGTCCGCTTGCGCTCAGCCAATCGCGGCTACGCCTGCAATGCGTGGTATGTCTACGCCAGTGGCGGCGCCACCTACCTCTACTACGCCACGTACGCGTATCGGCCTGCCCCGGCTTGCGTCATCTATTAATCAACCATCTCCGGCCCACAAGGGCCGGGCTGTTTAATGTGAATGCATCCTTTGAAACATGGATGCAGCATCTGAGTAAGGGCAATAGTCAGAAGGCGATTGCACGGCTCAGAAAATACTACAAATCTTTGTGGGAGGCTGAATCAAATGATTGTAAAACGCGCAAAAATGACCCCGGCTGAACAGGCTGAGTATGAAAACGTACTCGCACAGGCGGAGCAGAACAGAGCAAACATCGACTACATTGCCATGATGGCAGATGTGGAGATCCCGACCGAGGAGGGTGTGCAGAATGAGTTCGAAGTTTAATAAAGTCAAAACCTACTACGACAAGGGCCTCTGGAATCTCACAATGGTGCGGAATGCGGTTGTGAAAAACTGGATCTCCGCAGAAGAATTTGAGCAGATCACAGGTGAACCGTATGAAACCGCTTAATGAAATGTCATTGCCTGAACTGACGGAATTGCTCCATCTGATTGCGGATGAGATTCAACTGCGGATGATGCAGCAGGCAGAATGATTTTGGCGCGTGATGGCGCGTGATGGCGCGTCATGGCGCATTGGTACAAAATTGTATTTATGACAATTGAGTCTTTCTGCCAAATGACTTAAATAACACTTTAAGTCAGTTGGAAAGGATCACTATGGATCTAATTTATGCAACCGAAAATAAGATAG